CAACTGGAGTGGCTCACACCCAGTTTCCTCAAACGTCTTACCAGATCTCAAAACACGAGGCGTCCTAGAGATATTAGCGATCTTACGAGAGCCAGTCTTGATCGCTTCTTTCACAATCTTTTTCTCCTCAGCCTTAACCACAGCTTTCTCCATTTTCCTATCAACCATGGGGCCTTCACCAACGTACTTCCCAAACTTGTTCATGACCTTTTCTTCAACAAACTTACCAAGACCGGTCTTGCGGCCAAGGTTGATCATGTCAACATATTTGCCAGCGCCGGGGATGTATGAAGCCCAGCCTAGCAAATCATCGAGGAAGCCCTTGGTGTCACCTCCATTGTACTTGGAGATGGCTGTTTGGGGCATTCGGTAAGAGGAGTAATTTTTAACACCAAAGTCATAGATCTCTTTGGCAGTAGGACGACGAATTGCAGAACGAACACGTTTCGTAGACATAACAAAAAGGGGACAACAGCTTTAGAGCTTTCGAACTATAAAAACACAGAAGACAATAAGGGATCCCTGGTCTTCACGGACTTTGTTGTCCCAGCGACTGTTCATCACCACCACCCTACACCCGTGCAGTCTGTAGGCATTTGAATTAGCACGCAATTATTGAGCCCGGCATTTGGCCGGGCAGCGTTTTGGGTGAATTAAGGTGGTGACCCCTAGTCAACACAACCCATACATGTTTCACGAGTACCACGCAAGACGTACTTTTGGTACCATGGTGCCCATGAATCATCAGGGTGAGTGACCAAAGACATAGGAATAGGCATCAACTGATTGAGATGGTCAAAATAATCCTCAACTTCCAACTGCCGCTCAACAGAGATTCCCCACAGTCTTTCAACAACAAGCCGAGACCTGCTGTCAATAGCATGAGGGGCACAAAACTCCCTGTTGGACTGCCTGAAGGACCACCGCAAGTCACGCTCATCAAATATTGCAGGAACCCCAGCTGTCATGCGCAAAGCATACTGCGCAACAGAAGTCACAATAGGACATGCTGGAAACTCGTACATCAAAGACAAAGCTTTGGCATGCAGCAAACCATTGAGGATTCGTGGGCCACCAAATCGTAGGGACGACAGCGACCAACCAAACTTGACCAACACCTCATCAGGGTTGACCAAATTATCTCCAACCTCCTCATCAGAAACAATGCCACAAAAGGACGCATGGGACAACGCTGAGTG